AAGATTAAAGACACACGAGAAAGAGCGATGCTCAACCAGCGGCGCAAGATGCGCAAGCTTATCGCAAACGTGCTGACTATTATAGTGATACTAGGCCTAGTAGGTGCGTTACTGGCGTTAATAATCGGCATAATTTTAAATCTGGGGTAGTAAATGAACGAAAGTGACATTAAAGGAAAGTTAACTTTTGCGGTGACGTTGATGGTTTCCGCCACGCTGTGTGTCTCTGTGCTGGTCATGGTTGTTGCGCTAGTGGTCGGCTTGTGGTTTGAAAATATCGACAACGCTGAAGTATTTAAACTGATCTCCCCCGCATTTCAAACAATTATTGGTGGATTTATTGGGCTACTTGCTGGTGTAAAACTCAGCAACTCCGATGCTGAACCCCCTTGTCGAGGTAACAAATCATGTTAAGTTTAGTATCAAGTTTGCTCGGTTTTGCTGCCGGTGGCCTGCCGAAAGTACTGGATTTTGTACAAGACCGAGGCGATAAAAAGCATGAATTACTTTTAATGGCCGCACAACAAGAGCGCGAGATCGCGCTGGCTAAAGAGGGGTTTATTGCCCAAGCCAAGGTCGAGGAAATCAGAACGGCGCAAGTGGTTCTCCAAACCGAGCAGATTGCAATGCAGACACAGGCGCAGGAAAAACTCGCGATGTGGAAACATGATATGAAGATTGGTGAAGGCGCCAGCACGTGGGTAATTAACCTGCGAGCCTCTGTGCGACCCGTCGTCACGTACTTGTTTGTGGGTCTCTTGATCGTGGTGGACGTTGCCGGCATCTGGTATGCCTACTCAACGGGTGTGGCGTTTGCTGAAGCGATGGACATGGTTTTCTCTGATGACGAGATGGCTATCCTTGCTGCAATCATCAGTTTTTGGTTTGGGTCGCAGGCTTTCAGTAAGAAATGAGCACCTCAGAAGCGGGTATTCTGCTAATTAAATCCTTTGAGGGCTGCCATAGTAGCCCTTATAAGTGCCCCGCGACGTTGTGGACTATTGCCTACGGCCATGTGCTGTACCCAGATCAAGCAAGACTGAAGAACGACGAGAGAGCCAACTACCCGCTCAAAGCGGAGCACAATAGGACGTTTTCCGGTGATGAGATTGATACGTTGCTTGAGAAAGATTTACAACGATTTGAGGCAGGGGTACTACGACTATGTCCTGCTAGCGCTGATAATCAGTGCCATCTTGACGCGCTGGTCAGCTTTGCGTTCAATGTTGGGTTAGGGAACTTGCAGTCATCAACGCTGCGAATGAAGTACAATCGCGGCGACTACGATGGCGCAGCGGACGAGTTCCTGAAGTGGAACAAAGCCGGTGGTAAGGTGCTACGAGGACTGGAACGGCGCAGAGAAGCCGAAAGAGCTTTATTCTTATCTGGGGGCTAGATGTATCTTATAAGCAACATACCTTACTTTAAGTGTTGGGTGCGCAAAGAGTTCACTAACGGCCATCAGGGCTATCACGGCGAGTATGTCCATGCGCTGGCTGTTGCTGTTACCACGATGCCCGACAGGTGTCTGTCGTTTCAACTGATCTTTACCGGGTGTGAAGCCGACGATGGCAGTCAACCCAACGTACACGGCGGGGCAATGTGGGCACGTATGCCGATTACTGCGCTGGTTGGTGATATACCGCTCGAAGAGTGGCCGGAAAGGATGGAAACGCACTTTGTCCAGCCGTGGGATTGCAGTTCCTATCACCACAGTATTATCTCCATCGACCGGGCTAAACCGTCCCAGTGGATGTGCAAAATCAACAACGAATTCTTTAAGGGTCGCTATTTGTTTACCGTTGACTACGCCGAGAGCGAGGTCTCCGAAGACCCTGCACAGCACAAGCAGACACATGTCCTGATCTTAACTGATGCTGGTAAATGGACGGGGAACATCGTAGCATTGCCTAACAACAGAGTCCGTGTCACTAGCCCAGCGTACTGGGTCACGGGCGAAGGCGCACCGGACTTTAAACCGAGTCAGTGGATACACTGCGCAGAGCAAGACGATAGCTATCTAGACCCCAGTGTAACTTTTAACAACTTGTATGCGGAGAGTGAAGAAAATGATGAAAGCTAAAGGTACGAAGGCGGGCGGTACTCACAAGATGCCAGATGGCACTACTATGAAAAACTCCGATATGAAAGGTATGAAGGTGGGCGGGTCTGTTATGAAGAAAGGCTACGCGACTGGTGGTGCTCTGCCCATGGTTGAAAAGGGCGGTAAGAAAGTTCCGGCGTTTGCTGCGGATGGTAAAGGTAAAATGGCAATGGGTGGATCTGTTGGGACAAAAGGCTACATTGCTGGCGGCAAGGTTACAAAAGGTGGTGCTGCGGGCGGTAGATCCGCACCACGTGGCAGATAATGCTTAAGTCACTCACCTTAAAACCCGGCGTTAACCGAGAAAGCACACGGTACGCTGCGGAGGGTACATGGTTCGAGACGGACAAAGTCCGTTTTAGTTTCGGCCTGCCCGAGAAAATAGGTGGGTGGCAGCGGATATCTGCAGATACGTATCTGGGCGTCGCTAGATCGCTAACTAACTGGGCTACGCTCTCTGGGCAGAACCTGCTGGCCGTCGGTACTAACCTCAAGTACTACATTGAACGCGGCGGAGAGTATTTTGACGTTACCCCTATTCGCTTAACCACAGCTGCTGGGGGCGCTACTTTTGCTGCAGTAAACGGCTCGGCCGTACTGACCGTGACCAGCGCGTCTCACGGTGCACAACAGGGCGACTACGTTACGTTCTCTGCGGCGGTTAGTCTGGGCGGTAACATCACTGCCACCGTGCTAAACCAAGAGTACGTAGTCTTGTCGGTGCTAACTGGCAATACCTTTACCATTACGGCAACCGCAACTGCCAACGCATCAGACGTAGGAAACGGCGGCGGCGCGACCGTCGCGGCGTATCAGATATCAGTAGGTAACGAGATTGAAGTCCCGTTCAGCGGGTGGAGTGCAGGGCGCTGGGGTTTTGGTACGTGGGGCTTTGGCGGGGTAACACTAGCCCCGATGCGGATATGGAGTCAGTCTAACTCTGGTCCGGATTTGTTCTTTACGTACCGTGGTGGCGAGCCGTTTTACTGGGATGCTTCGACTGGGGTTACTACGAGAGCGGTGTATGTATCGTCATTGGGCGGAGCGTCCGATGTGCCGGTGATCTCCAACATTGCGTTTGTATCAGACGTGCTCCGGTTTGCGTTCTGTTTCGGTGCTAACGAGATTGGCGACACTGCGCTCGACCCCATGCTGATCCGCTGGTCTGACCAAGAAGATGTGGCTAACTGGACCCCGACGGCGCTTAACCAAGCAGGCAGCCTGCGCCTGTCCCAAGGCACCGAGATAGTTGCTGTACGCCAAGCCCGTCAAGAAGTGCTGGTGTGGACTGACTCGGCCGTGTACGGCCTGCAGTATCTGGGGGCTCCGGAAGTGTGGGGTGCGCAGCTGCTTGGCTCTAACACAACCGTTATCAGCCCAAACGCTACCATCTACGCAAACAACGTCGCGTACTGGATGGGTATAAACACGTTTTACTACTACGATGGTTCAGTTAAGACGCTCCCCTGCACGGTGCGTAGCTACGTGTTCAACGACATTAATAGCGCGCAGTTCAATCAGGTGATATGCGGTACTAACGAGCCGTTTGATGAAGTGTGGTGGTTCTATCCGTCAGCTGGCTCCACGCAGAACAACCGGTATGTGGTGTACAACTACATTGAAAACATCTGGTACTACGGCAACCTGAGCCGCTCGGCGTGGATAGATGCCGACCTCAGAGACTACCCGATTGCTGCTACTTACAGTAATAACCTAGTCTTCCACGAGTTTGGCGTTGACTCCAACGAGCTGGGTACAGCAAATCCGATTATAGCGACGATTACCTCTGGCGAGTTTGATATCGACGAGGGCGACCGGTTCATGATGATTAACCGCATCCTGCCGGACATCACCTTTGTGGGGTCTACCGCGGACGCGCCGTCAGCGACGATGACAATATTTCCTCTGGAAAACTCAGGCTCAGGCTACTACAACCCGCTGTCGGTCGGCGGTAACAGCACCACGACAATAACGCGGATCACTACAGTGCCGATTGAGGAGTTTACTGGGCAGGTGTTCGTGCGTATTCGCGGGCGGCAGATAGCGGTGAAGATTGAGTCTACTGGCCTTGGAGTGACGTGGAAACTAGGTAAACCCAGACTGGATATACGCCCCGATGGTAGGAGGGGCTGATGTCTAACACAAACAAGATAAAGAAAGTTCAGCCGCCTGCCCTGCCCGTAGCTCCGCAGCAGAACCCGATACGCGTGTACTTGGATGACCTTAACAACATCCTGCGTTTGTTCTTTAATCAGATAG